GAGCAACCTCCGGCCTGGTTCGTGCAGGGCTGGATGGAGACCGAGCGCTTGCGGGCCATGGCCAGGCGGATGCGCGAGCAGCGGCAACGGATGCAGGAGGAGCCTGGCTGGCTGCCTGGCGGGGCGACGTTATTGGATGGTGTCACCCTGCGGGAGAGGCGGGCAGCAAGGCGGAGCGTCCCATCTTGACACATGAATCTTGACATGGTGGCCTATGGAGCAGCCGCAGCACAGGAAGCCCAGGACAGATAAGGGTCTACTCAAGACTGAACAGAAGCGGCTTCAGGCCCTTCAGCTTAGGCAGGCCGGCGCATCGTATACGCAGATCGGCAAGGAGCTTGGCTGTACCCGGCAGCATGCCTTCTACCTGGTCTCGACGGCCCTGGCTCGTCTCAGAGGCCGGACAGAGGAAACCGCCGCGCTTCTCCGTGAACTGGATCTGGGCCGGCTGGATGCCTTGCTCCTGGGGATTTGGCGCGTTGCCATTGGTGGCAACCTTTTGGCTATCGATCGGGTTTTAAAGATCCTGGACCAGCGGGCCAGGTATCTCGACCTCTACGGCGAGACAGCCGCCATGGAGCAGCTCGGGCAGGGCCTTCTCGGGCTGGTGCAGCGCACCAGGGAGAGTCACACCAATGGCCAGCACCCTGTCCCCGACGCGCCTGAACGCCTATGTTGACGCCTACCTGGAGCTGCGCTCCTACTGGCGTGATGATCCCGTCCTGTACGCCACGCAACGCCTCGGCCTCACCCCAACGCACCAGCAACGCCGCATCCTGGAGGCGATTGCCCCGGAAGGCGCCAAGGTCTCCGTCCGTAGTGGCCACAATATCGGTAAATCGTCGGCTGCTGCTGCGATCATTTGGTGGCAGCTCGAAACCCACGACCTGGCGCGCATTCCTTGTACCGCTCCGACCTCCGCGCAACTGCGCCAGGTGCTCTGGGGCGAACTCGGCAAGTGGCGGCGCCAGGCCGATCTGCAGAGCCAGCAGCGCGGCGATCCCCGGCGGCTGTGGCTGTCGACGCTGTTTCGGCTGACCCAGGATCGCATCTACGAGCTGGGCGCACCGCTCGAATGGTTCGCCGTGGCCCGCACCGCCAGGAAAGAGGCCCCGGAAGCGCTCCAGGGCTTCCATGCCACCGCGCTCACCGTGGCCGAGGATGGCACCAGCCTGGCAAGCCAGCAGACCTCCCCGCTCTTGTTCGTGGTGGATGAGGCCAGTGGCATCGATGACCGCATCTTCGAGGTGGCCGAGGGCGCCTTAGCCAGCCAGGGTGCGCGCTTGCTGATGCTGGGCAATCCCACCCGGCACACGGGCTACTTTGCCGCCTCGCACCGAAGCCGCCGGGCGCAGTACACGCCACTGCACTTCCGGTCGCAGGACTCGCCGCTGTGTGCCTCGGACTACCGCGAGGGGCTGATCGCCAAGTTTGGCGAGGGCTCCAACGTCGTGCGGGTGCGTGCCGACGGGGAATTTCCCGAGGCCGACGACGATGCCCTGATCCCGCTCGCGCACTGTGAGGCGGCGCTGGCGCGTGAGCGCCCCGCGGTGGTCACCGGTCCCAGGCGGTTAGGCGTGGACGTAGCGCGGATGGGGACGAACCGTACGGCGCTGGTGCTGCGGCAGAGCACCGTCATCGAGCACGCCCGCATCTACAGCCGGCAGGATACCATGATCACGGTGGGCTGTGTGCTCACGGCGCTGGTGGACTGGGAAGCTGACGAGATCTATATTGATAGCATTGGGATGGGAGCAGGGGTCTACGACCGATTGGCCGAGATCACGCCGCATACGCCCGGCCTGGCCGAGGCCGTCCGCGCGACCATGCTGCGGCGTGGCTGGCAGAAGCTTCCACTGGTGGCCGTGAACGTCGCGCTGCCAGCGCCGCCTCGGAAGAAGGGCGAACCGCAAGGGCGGACGCTCCGCGATCACCTCTGGCTGGAGATAGCGGCCTGGTTACGGGATGAGCAGCCCGTGTTTGCCTGCGCGAAGACGCTGGCGGACGACCTGGCAGGGGAGCTGGCGACGCCGAAGAGCCACCTCGATTCGAGCGGGCGCATCGTGGTCGAAAGCAAAGACGAGCTGGCAGCACGGGGTGTGCAGAGCCCGGATCTCGCCGATGCCTGTGGAGTGAGCTTCGCCCCGCCGGCCAGGCCGCGGGCCATCCTGCCTGGCAGTGTGACCGGGCGCAGTCACTGGAGGAGTTGACGCATGGCCGACACGCTCACCACCAACGGCACCACCCCGCAGCGCCGGCCGCGGCCGCCGGTCATACTGGGCACGACGGGCTTACGGCAATGGGGCGGCGTGCTGCAGGAAGAATGGCTGCCAGCGCTCCAGGGCTGGCGCGGCTTCCAGGCCTACCGCGAGATGAGCCAGCAAGATCCGATCATTGGCGCCTCGCTCCTCGCCATTGGCCTGCTGGTGCGTCAGGTGACCTGGACGGTGATGCCCTGCGCCGACACGCCAGAAGCCCAGCAGGCCTCCGACTGGGTGAAGGACGCCCTGTTTACCGACCTGGCCGGGGGCTGGGATAGCCTGCTGCAAGAGATTCTGTCGATGAATTGGGCGGGCTTCTCCTATCATGAGGTGGTCTATAAACGGCGCCAGGGCTGGACCGCTGATCCGTGGACGCGCTCACGGTATACGGACGGCCAATGGGGCTGGCATAGCCTGCCGATTCGGGCGCAAGAGACGCTTGACCACTGGGACATTGACGCCGACACCAACCAGCTCCGGGGCATGGTGCAGCGCGATCCGGTGACCGGCGGGCTGTACACGATTCCCATGCAGAAGGCGGCGCTCTTTCGCCCGCTGGCGCACAAAGGCTCACCGGAGGGTCGGAGCCTGCTCCGATCCGTCTATCGCCCGTGGTATATGTCGCGTCGTATCGAGGAGTTGCAAGGCATCGGCATCGAGCGCGATCTGGCCGGGCTGCCGGTCATGTACGTGCCCGGCGAGATAATGAGTCCGACCGCCAGCGCGGAGGACCAGGCCGCCTTTGCGGCCTACAAGAAGATCGTGACGAATATCCGCCGCGGGGAGCAAGAAGGCGTCGTGCTGCCGCTCCAGTACGATCCCACGACGCAGAAAGAACTGTACCGGCTGGAACTGCTCTCCAGTGGGGGCACGCGCCAATTCGACATCACCAAAGTGTTGGAGTTCTATAACCGCGAAAAAGCTATTGCGCTGCTCACCGACGTCTTGCTGCTTGGCCATGAGCGCGTGGGCTCCTTCGCCCTCGCCTCGTCCAAAACCAATCTGCTGGCGCTGGGCGTCGGCGCCCTCTGCTGGTCGATTGCCGAGGTGTTTAGCGCGCAGGTCTTTCCGCCGCTGTGGGCGCTCAATGGCTGGCCCATCGAGACCATGCCGCGGCTTGAGCCGGGCGATGTGGAAAGCGTGGACCTGGACGAACTCGGCAACTTCATTGTGCGCTACTCACAGGCTGGACTCGACCTCACCGACCTGGAAAACGAGGTGCGCCGGCATGCCGGGTGGCCGGCGAAAGAGGAGACGGTGCTCTAGTGCACTGGATTGCTGTCCGCAAAGCCCCCGTCCCCGCTGCCGTGCGGCGACTCCCCGCTGGCGACGAAGCCGCCTGGCGTGCCCTGCACGCCATTGCCGACCGCTTGCGCCCCGAGCTTGGGCAGCGGCTCCGTGACATCCTGGAGCACGCGCAACGCGGCCTCACCGGTGAGACTCTGGAAAGCCTGCTCGCGTCGCTTTCCCAGCCGGAGATCGCCACCGCTCTGGCCGATGCCTGGGATCTCGTGGTGCGGGCGCAGATTGCTGCCGAAGTCCAGCCGGTCCTGCAGGAGGTGTTTCAGCAGGCGGCACTCCGCGCACGCGCCAGCTTCACCGCCAGTCTGGAACGGTTACGGATTCCCACCGAGCAGGTGACGACGCGCCTCACTGGGGATCTGATGGGTCCCCGGTCAGCCTTGTGGGCGGAACAACACGCCGGGCAGCTCGTGACCCAGATCACCCAGACCACGCGAGACGCCCTCGGCACCGCGGTTCGGGACGCCATGGCGCACGGGCGCACCATCGGGCAGCTTCAGCAGGAGGTCCGTGGGATTCTCACTCAGGTGCCCATCACCACGCCCCTGCAGACTCCGGCGCAGCAAGCGCAGCACGTGCGGGCGCTCACCGGCCTCACGCCGCGCCAGGGCGGACAGGTCGAGCGCTTCCGCGAGGGCCTCCTCAGCCGGGGCATCACGGGAGACAAGCTAGTGACGCGTGTCGAGCGCAAGGCGGCGCAGCTATTGCGCCAGCGTGCAGAGATGATCGCGCGCACGGAGTCGATCACCGCCGCGGCCGCCGGCCAGCAGGCGCTGTGGGAGGCGGCGGAGCGGGAGGGGCTGCTGGACAGTGGACGGGCACGCCGGTTTTTTGTGCTCACTCCCGATGAACGCCTGTGTGCCATCTGTCGGGCTATCCCAGGCATGAACCCGGACGGCGTGGGGCTGCATGAACCCTTCCAGACGCCGATTGGCCCGGTGATGCATCCGGCGGTCCATCCTGCGTGCAGGTGCAGTACTGTTCTGGGCTTCACCCGCCGCCGCCTGTCGCCATACACGCCGTCACTGCTGGCTGCAGACTAGGGGAAACGCATGTCCAAGGATGCCACCACGTACAACTCATTGACACCACACGATGACCTCGCTAGACTTGTCGCCATCGATCCCTGGCTGGCGCAGAAAATCTGCCTGGCCGTGGCGCAGGTCGTGGCCCAGGGCTATGGCCACATCGAAATCATTATCAAGCACCATCGGGTGCAGATGCTCTATACGACGATCAGCGAAGACCTTTCCGCGAACCGCTGAATCGAAGGACGATAGGCGTGCTGGAGCGTTCGGCTCTGGCACGCCTTTTTTTGTGGGAGGGGCCATGCCCTACCGCAGTGTGAGCGAGTTGCCCGAGGCCGTCCGGTCTCACCTTCCGCCAAAAGCCCAGCGCATGTTCCTGCACGTGGTCAACAGCCAGGAAGAGCGCGGTATGAGCACGGAACGCGCCTTTGCCTCGGCCTGGGCACAGATCAAGCAGCATTACCGGCAGGACCCCGACACGAAGATGTGGCATGAGATCGAGAAAGCCCAGGCATGCCTCGAAATCCCCATCACCAAAGCCGACGACGCGAGGCAGCTCGTCTTTGGCTGGGCGAGTGTGGCGGTGGCGAAAGACGGCACGCCAGTCATTGACCTCCAGGGCGATGTGATCGCCATCGAGGACCTTGAAGCGGCCATGTACACCTATGTGCAGGAATCCGGCGAGCTGAACTTCGACCACGCGGGTGAGACGCGCGGGCAGCTCGTCGAAGCCCTCGTCTTTACGCCGGACAAGCTCGACAAGATGGGCATTCCCGCCGGCACCGTGCCGCTGGGGGCGTGGGTAGGCTATCACCTGCCAGACCAGGCCGACTACCAGCAGGCGAAGGAGGGCGGGCTGCTGATGTTCTCGATTGAAGGTCGTGGCGTGCGGGAGGAGGTGTAGCGTGGCGACACGGCTGAAGGCTCTCCACATCACCAAGATTGCCCTGGTCCCCAAGGGCGCCAACCAGGAAGCGCACGTGCTGCTGTACAAGAGTGCGCCGCCAGAGGAGGAGGAGATGGCTGACACGGTGGACAAAGCCGCCCATGAGGCTGTTATCAAGCAACTCAATGATGCTAAAACACAGATTGCCACCCTCACCGAGCAGGTGACAAAGCTCACTCCCTCAGACCCAGAGGACATCTGGAAGGGGGTGCCCGACGCCGTGCGCAAGCGCGTCGAGGAGTCCGAAGCCCGCGCCAAACGGGCCGAAGAGGCGGTAGCGCTGGAGAAAGCCGAGCGCGAAAAGGTCCTGTATATCGCCAAGGCGCGGAGCTTCACGTTCTTGCCGGTGAATCCCGATGATGACTGGGAGGTCTTCAAGGGCCTGGCCACGCTGCCGCCGCCGGTGCAGGAGCGCCTTGATACGCTGTTCAAAGCCGCCGACGAGTTGGGGCGTCAGGCCGGCCTCACCAGAACGTGGGGCCGTGACGGCGTGCCGAGTGGAGGCGCGGCGCCCCTGGCGCAGCTTGAAGCCCTGGGACGCTCCTACGTGGCCAAAGGCGTGGTAAAAACCGAGGCGGAAGGGCTCGAACGCGCCATTGCCGAGCGGCCCGATCTGTACCAGGCGCACGGACGCAGCGTGCAGCGCGAAGAAAGGGACTAGCCGATGGGCTCCATCAGTATCTGGGAAGACAGTTTTATCGCCGCGGCGGACCTCTCGACCAAGCAGTGGTATGCGGTTGAACTGACCGCCGCCAATACGGTGAACGTGGCGAGTGCTGCAGCCGATGCCTCGATTGGCATCCTGCAAAACAAGCCCAGGGCCGGGGAAGCGGCAGCGGTCATGCATGTTGGACGCTCCTATGCCGTCGCCGATGGCTCGGGCACCGCGATTGCCGTCGGGGATTGGGTGGGGCCAGCCGCTGGCGGGGTATTGGTAAAAAAGGCCACGGCGGATTTCAGCACCATTGGCCGGGCGCTGACCGCGGCCGCGGCCGCTGGCGTGATTATCGAAGTGGCGCTGGGCTATCCGGCTGGCGTCTTTACCGCTGCGGCGGGCTAAGAAAGGGGACCCAAGTGGCGGAACTCACCTCGCCGCGTGACGTGCACGTGGACGCCCTCCTGACGAATTTAAGCCTTGGATACAATAACCCCAGCTACATCGCCGATCAGATCGCGCCGCTTGTGCCGGTCATGAAGCGCTCCGATCTCATCCCGGCCTATGACCAGAGCCACTGGTTCCGGAACCTGGCGGCCTTGCGGGCGCCGGGCACCCCGAGCCAGCGCGGCGGCTTTACGCTCTCCAACACCTCCTACGTGTGCAACCGCTACTCGTGGGGCTTTGACCTGATCGACGAGGTCCGCGACAACACCGACTCGCCGTATAACCTCGACCGCGATGCCACCTTCTATGTAACCGACAAGCTCCAGATGAACCGCGAAGCCAATTTCGCCACGCGCTACTTCACCACCGGCGTGTGGACCGGCGATAAGACCGGGGCAGCCAGCGGTGGGGACTTCGTGTGGTTTTCCGACTACGCCGGATCCAACCCGATCCAGACCATTACCACCTATATCGACGAGGTGGAAGCCCGCATCGGGCGCGAGCCCAACAAGCTGGTGCTCGGCAAGCAGGTGTGGATGCAGATCATGAATCACCCGCGGGTGCTGGAGCGCACCGTCTATGGCGGGACCAATAGCGTGCCAGCGCTGATCAACGTTAACGCCTTTGCCGCCATGGTCGGGCTGCCGTCCTCTGGCATCCTGATTGGCCGGGCGATTCACACCACCTCCCCCGAAGGGACTGCAGAAGCCAGCGTCGTCTATAGCCGCCTGTGGGGCAAGAATGCCTTGCTGCTGTATGTGCCTGAGACGCCGAGTCTGTTTACGCCTGCGGCTATGTACACCTTCGTCTGGAACCGCGTCCCCAATGCCCTCCAGTACGTGAAGCGGATGCGTGACGAGGAGCGCGAGATCGATATCATCGAGGGCAATACGTACTACGATCAGCGCATCACCGTACCGCGTGCCGGCCTGTTCATGGCTTCAGCCGTACAGTAGGAGCGTGGAACGTGTCCGAAGACCTGAAGGGCAAAAAGGTGTGGGCCAGGCGCCCGTTCGGCTACGCCGGGCGGGACATCGCGGAGGGCGAAATCTTCGAGCTGGGCGGCCATAGCAATGATGCGCTGCTGCTGCGTTTTCGCCTGGTCGACGAGATCCCGAAGTTCAAAAAGCACCATGAGCACGGCGCGACCGGGCGCAAGTTCATCGATGGCGGCTACCTGGAGAAGTTCGGGCGAGCGCAGGCGAAGCACCAGGATGAGCTGACCTATAGCGAGGCGGGCATGGGGCTCTACGGCTTTGTCGATACGACCGGCGATGCCGAGCAACGGCGCTTGGAACAGGAAGCACCGCTCGACTTCAGCCGCTAGCAGAAAGGCGACACCTCGCGTGTGGAGTTACAGCGGCGACCCAGCCACCAGCCCCAATGATGCCGTGCGCTTCTGGATCGGCGATACCACCGAGACGACGCCGCAGCTCTCCGACGAGGAAATCGCCTATCTGCTGAGCCTCACGGGTGGGAACGTGCTGCAGGCGGCCATTGCCGCGTGTGTGCAGCTCGCCAACCGCTACAGTTCACAGGTCGATTTCGCCGTCGAGACCGAATTGCGGGTGCAACTCAGCCAGAGAGCTGAGGCGTACGCCAAGCGGGCGCAGGAGCTGCGCGACCAGGCACAACTCCTGGGCTTTGGGGGGCTCGTGCCCATGCCCTATGCGGGCGGGATCAGCCGCAGTGACATGCAGCGCCAGGAACAGGATGCCGATCGGGTGCCACCGGGCTTTGTCGTGGGGATCATGAGCGCACCAGGGACGGATCCGGCCAGGCGCCTGACGCCAGAGGAGGAGGAGTAAATGCCCAGTACCGTGACCTTGAGTACGGAGGAGAAAGTGTTGGTGACCGTACAGCCGCTCACCGAGGCCGGCAACCCGGCGCCGGTCGATGGCGCGGCGACGTTTACCGTGACCTCTGGCACGTGCACCATTGAAGGCGTGGATACCCTGAGCGCCTATGTGGTATCGGGCAGCGCGCCCGGCGATTCGCTGGTGACCATGGCCTGCGATGCCGATCTTGGCGCTGGCGTGGTGCCCGTGAGTGATACGTTAACCGTCCACGTCACCAGTGCCACCGCCGCATCGCTGGCGGTGACCCTGGACGAGCCCGTGCTGAAGTAAGCAACTGTCGCGTGAACGCGACAGCTTTGCCACTAACACGTCTCAACCGGAGTCGAGCCGTGTTGCGACTAAGTCAGGGTAACTTACAGTACCCCTATTGTGCGGCATTACACCGCGCAAGTGGCAAACAAGCAGCCAACTGCTGTGTTTTTACGGGGCAAGCAGATTGAATTGCCCCAACCCGTGTGGGAAGAGGAGCACAACCGGAGCTTCCAGAGGAAGTGTCTTTTTGCTCGTACAGAAAGTGTACCCAATGCGAGAGGTTGTACACCACAGAAACCCTGAGCAGTCTGGCGACTGCTCTCGTTTTCCTCTGTTGGCTGAAGCCAACAGTTTCCCACGAGGTTTCTATGAGCGCCTTCAGTAAGGCCGAACTGGCGGGAATGGTGCAGGAATTTTTTGGTTTAGTGGGCGATATTCCCGGCGCCGTCGTGCTCCTGGACTTCCTGCCGGGCAGCTACGACACGCTCACCGGGGATACGGTGCTGGGTGCCAACGTCGCCTTGCCGGTCCAGGCCCTGGTGAGTCGCTACCGCAGCCCAGAACTCATGCCGGATACGGTGCTTTCTACGGATCGCAAGGTGGCCATCCGCCAGGATGAGTTGCCGGGCGTGGTGCCCGGCGTACGCGACCGCGTCACGATGGATGGCCAGGCGTGGTATGTCATTGACGTGCACCAGGATACGGGCGCCAGCCTGTGGGTCTTGCAGGTGCGCCGTGACAGTGAGGCCGACTAGTCATGGCCGAGGTCAGCGGCCCACAGGGCCGTCAATACATCCTGAATACCCTGGAGACGCGCCTGCGGCAACTCCAATTCGAGGTGGTCGTGACGGCCTGGTCGAAGCTGGTGCTCATGACCTCGCCTGGTATTCTCGCTCCCGTGGTGCTGACTGGCAGGTACAGGTCGAACTGGACCATTGGTGTGGGCGCCCCCAACACCAGCACGCGCCAGACCGCAGGACGCCCCGGTGCCCCGGTGGCACCCCCCAGTCAGCCGGCGCTGCCCGCCATGTCGCTCGGCCAGACGGTCTATATTACCAACAGTCTGCCGTATAGCGGGCGCATCGAGGCCGGGCACAGCCGCAAGGCCCCGGCGGGCGTGGTCGGGCCGGTGGTGCGGGAGCTGCAACAGGAGATGGGGCCGATCGTGCAGGAGATTGCGAGGGGCGCATGACGACGATGCTCGATGCCAGTGCGGTTCTTCTCGGACGCTTTGCGGCGGCATTTCCGACCGTGCCGACCTGGTGGCCAGGGACGGACTTCACGCCCCCGAGCAATGGCACGCTGTGGTGTCAGGTGCGCCTGGTGTGGGGCGCGGGCGAAGTGTTGACCATGGCGCCAGACAAGACCAACCGGGTGCACGGGGTGCTCCAGGTGCGCATCTATGCGCCGCAGAATACCGGGGATGGTGACGCCTTACGGCTGGCCGAGCAGGTGCGGCAGCTCTACAATCGCCTGGACAACGGCGGCGTACGCTGTGACGTGGCCTCGGGGTTTCAGCAGGCCGAGGAATACGCGCTGAGCTGGTTCGCCGGGCAAGTGACGGTGCCGTACTGGATTCTGGAGACTGCAGGAGGTTCATAATGACGACATACAGAGGCATGGATGGGTCAGTTTCACTCGGAACTACACCAGATTATGTAGCACAGATTACTCAATGGTCCTATCAAAGTGAGTTCGAGATTTTGGAGACAACGGTTGTTGGAGAACCGGCGCGCACCAGGCGGACCGGCCTGGTCGATGGCTCCGGCTCCTTCACCATGCGCTTTGACTACGGCGACACGTTGGGGCAGAAGCTGTTGTTCGACAAATACACCGCGGCCAAGCCCGATGGCGCGGTGCAGAACCTGCAGCTGTGGTTCGACAATGACCCGAAGCATATCGACATCCCCAACGCCGTGCTCACCACCTTCCCGATCACCTCGGCACTCGGCAACATCGTCGAAGCCACGGTGAGCTTCCAGAACAATGGCCCCTTCACTATTACCTGGACGTAGGAGCGCCGCATGGCCGAGCCCTATGTGCCAAAGACCTACCGCGGAATGGATGGCCTCGTGAGCCTGGGCGGCTACCTGAGTGGGAGCCCCACGCTGCAGGCGGCAGTCAGCGCTGGGGCGAGCACTATGACGCTGACCGGCACGCCGCTGACCGGTCTGGTCCTGCCCGGTGATGTCTTTACCGTGCCCGGTATCCCTGGGACCTATACGGTGACCAATACGGTCGTTGCCAGTGGCAATCTGCTTGCAGGCGTCACCTTTACGCCTGTCGCGCCGGCCGGCGGTTTTCCGCTCGGCGGAGTGGTGTTCGTTCAGACCTCCTCAGTCGCCCAGACACGCCAGTGGACGGCAACTCCCACCATGCAGACGCTGGAGACGACGGTCCAGGGCGCTACGCACCGCACCCGGCGCACGGGTCTCACCGAATGGGAAGGCAGTTTTGAAGCGCTGTTCGATTACGGCGATCCGGGCCAGGCCAGTCTCCTGGACCGCTATATCCAGGCGAAGCCCGATGGCAGCGTCGTCGGCCTCACCTTCGTGGTGAGCCCTGATGGTCCAGTCGTCCTGGGCGGTGCGGCGGTGCTGACCACCCTGGCCATTACCTCGCCTGGGCAGGAGTTGGTGAGTGTCACGGCGAATTTTCAGAGCCATGGCCTGCTCCTTGCCACCCCCGTCGTGGGCAGTCCGGCAACGGGCGGCGAGGTGCCGGCGGGGTGGACGCTGGCCTATGTGGAGGAGTGGAACCTGTGAGCCGCAGCCAGTGGAATGTGCTCATCAGTGGCGCCATGACGGCGTCGTATTCGAGTCCGGGGCTCTCCGGGACGGCCATGCTCCAGGTGGACGCGACCAATGAGGGCACCAGTTTTGCCGATATCACCGTGACCCCGGCCAGCGGGTTGCCGCATGGCGTGCCGGCAGGCATGCTGCGCTGCCTCTTTACGGTGACGGGATCCTGGGGCAGTGGCTACGCAGATAATCTGTTTGGGGTCTTTTGCCTGGGCGACAATGATACGCCCATGGGCGGGGTCTACGCGGGTTATGGCGTGCTCGTGGAATATAACCGGATTAGTCTGCGCAAAAGTACGCTGTCTACGCCCCTCTCTGGGGCGCCGGTCATCGCGCAACATCCACAAGGCTACGTGACCGGCGTGCTCATTGCCCTCGAAGTACAATGGGAAGCCCAGGCCCCGACCAAGACGGTGTTCACCGTGCGCCGAGGGACCCGCAGCGATTATGCCAATTTGACCACGATTCTGACCTATGAAGATACGACGAGCCCCATCCTCACGGGGGCGTGGGAAGGCGTCACCGTGCGGCAAACGACGGCAGCGGCGGGAGTGCTGTTGCGTGCCCAGGTGGACAAGACCACCCTCTACACTCAATCCGTCTAGAGAGGAGAGGGCGATGCGCCCGATCGATTATGTCCGCCAGGCGTTTTTTGCCGCCGGCACGCGCGAACTGGCCGTGCCGGAGTGGAGCACCCTCGATCACAACTTTACGATCTACTTTACGCCGATTACCCCGGCAGAAGAAGACGCCATCCGGGCGCGCGATCCGAAGCCTGGGGCGGAGTACAACGTCAGCGTGCTGATTCTCAAGGCCAGGGATGCGCAAGGGCAGCCGCTGTTTCAGTGGGGCGACAAGCACAGTCTGATGACGAGCTGTGACTACCTGACGATTATTCGCCTGGTCAACGAGATGAGCCGGACGCTTTCACCAGATGACGCCAAAAAAAACTCCGTGACGATTCCTTCCTCTATTACCGATTCAGTCTAGCTGAGGCATTGCATAAGACCCTGGCTGAAATCGACGCGCTCCCCATCGATGAATTGCTCCTGTGGAGCGCCTACTACGACGAGAAACAGGCGCGAGAGAGACGTTAAATGGTCGAGATCTACACCGTTGGCCTATCGATAGAGACCTCGCAGCTCGAGCGCGGCACGCAGCAGGCGCGCCAGGCGATGCAGGGGCTGGGGCAGGCAGAAGGCCAGCTGGAGCGCCAGACGAAGAGCACGGAGACCGCGGCGAAGGCGCTGGGGCAGACCGAGACAGCCCTGGCGCGCTCCATCACGGTCACGGAACAGGCGGCCAGCAAGCAAGGCGCGGCGATGGGGGACCTGGGCAGCCGTAGTACGGCGGCCAGCCAGGGCGTCAAAACGTTCTCCTCCGGGCTCCAATCGCTGCTTGGCTCCCTCACCTCGGTGCAGGGGGCAGCCGCGGCGTTTGGCAGCTACCTGACCGGACAGTTTCTCCGCAGCGTCACGGAGACCGCCGGGCGTATGCAGACGCTGCAACTGTCGCTCGATGCCATTACCGGCAGTGCCCGCGCCGGCGCGGACGCCATGCTGTTTGCCCGCCAGACCGCCAATCAGCTCGGCATGTCTACTGCCGACGTGGCGGCGACCTATCGTGGCTTCCTGGCCAATACGAACGGCCTGAATCTTGGCATTACCACCACGCAGCAGCTGTTTACCGGCCTCGTCGCCACGACGCGGCTCGTCGGGGGCGGGGCCGACACGCTCGCCAATGCCGTGCGGGGCCTGACCCAAACGTTTGCCATCGGCAAGCTCGATGCGGAGAACTGGAAAGGGCAGGTGGAAGAGGCGCTGCCCATTCTCTCCTCGGCGCTCCCGCGCGCGATGGGGCTCACCCGCCAGGCCTTCATGGACCAGATGCAGGCTGGCCAGCTCACGCTCGACCGCGTGTTACGCCCCCTGGTGCAAGTCCTGGGCGAGCAGATCCCCAAGGCGGCCGGCATTGCCGCGACCAGCATGGAATCTGCCTCAGCGCGGATGAAAAATAGTTGGACGGATTTGATGACGGCCATTGGCCAGTCCTCCATCTTTCAGGGCGCCATGCAGAGCCTGGGCGATGCGGTAAGGTGGGCGCATGACTTTGGCGCCGCCGTGGGAGCCCTCGATCCCAGGCCACTCACCGCCATTGAACAAATTACCGAGCGCATCAACCTCCTGCGCCGGGAGATTGGTCTCTCTGGGCAACGGAGCCTGGAGACGAATCAGAAACTGGCCGAACTCGAAACGCAGCGTCTGGCCCTCATCAAGCTCCAGGCACAGCAGCAGCAGTTTCTGACCAACGCGGAAGAACAACGGCGCAAAGCAGCGACGATCGGGCCAACGGGCGTCACGAAGACGCTGACGACGCAGATCGACCAGGAGACGGCGGCATGGCAGCGGCGCTACGCGGTGGGGCAGACGGTGGGGATTCCCCAGCTGGAGCGGGAACGGGCCAAACTGGCGGACTTGAATAAGGTGCTCCAGGACCATCTCGACGTCCTAGCGTCGTCGACGCCCATGACCGACGCCGACCGCAAAGCTCGTGAGATGCAAGCCATCGCGGTGCAGGATCAGATAGAAGCGACAGAAGGCGTCATCAAGGTCTTACAAGACGAGGAACGCGAGCGCACCAAGCCGCAACGCGAAGCGAGGCGGCAACGCGGTGGGCTGACCGAGGAGCAGCGCGCCGCCAATGAGCGGCAGCGGGAACAGAATCAGCTTATTGACGAACTGACCCAGGCGTATGACCGCGCTACACAATCCGAGGCGGGGTTGCTGGCATTACGCGCACGGCGGCTTCAGTTTACTGAAGCAGAGATCGAGGAGTTACTGAATGTGCAGGCGCTGACACAGGAAACGGAGCGTCAGCGCCAGGCTGCCGACGAGGCCCAGCAGGCGTATGAGTCGTACTATGACACCCTCATGAGTGACCTCGAAGGCATTGTGCGGGCACAAGAGCATGGCATCAGCCTGGAGGAAGCGCAGGAAGACGTGGCGATCCGGAAGATTGCTCGCACGGACGAAGAATATCAGCTCCTCATGGCGCTCAATGCCGAGCGCCGGACCGGGCTCGCCCTCATCGAGGAACAGGCCACCTTCCAGGACGCGATCCTGCGGGCGGCGACTGCTATCGAAGACCAGGTGCGGAGCACCGAAGGCGGATTGTCCGAGGAGGCGAAACGGACCAAGGAGGCTTTTGAGGAGCTGGCCGACTCCTTGACCGGGAACGTCTTCAATGCCATCCAGGACCTGACGGAGCGCGGCAAGCTCTCTTTCAAAGATTTGGCCACCTCGATCATCAGCGATCTTACCCGTATCCTCCAGCAACAGTTCCTGATGCCGAAGATTGCCAGTTGGACGGAGAAAGCACTGGAGTGGGGGCTAGGGCTGCTCGGCGCAGCGACCCGCACGCCTGCCCTGGGCGGGGGCAGTCCGGCCAGTGGCGCAGGACTCGAAGATCTCATGCGGTCACAAACCGGTGGCCCCCTGCGGAGTGGCGTGACGCTGGTTGGCGAAGCAGGTCCAGAGGCGATTGTCAGCCGCGGCGGGCGGGCCATGGTGTTCCCGAGCTCGCACCCCATCAGCCGCATGGCGGTCAGGGCGCATCTGCCTGGGCGGCAGTTCGGCGGGACCCTCCCCGGATGGACCACGGCACCGGGGGAGCCGCCAGAGGCCGAGAAGCCGGCCATGCCTGGAGCCGTGCCGGTAGGGACGCGCGCGGTGAACATCGTCTTCAATATTACGACACCGGACGCCACGAGCTTCCTGCGCAGCCGGGGCGAAATTCAGCGCGCCATGGGGCAGGCGGTACGGCAGAGCCAGTATGCAACCTGAGCTGAGCGGGGTTTACTGGTCCAGGCGCTGGGCGAGGCGGCTGCGACTTAAGGCGCGCGCGCCCTCCTTGGGGTCCATCTGGCTGAGCACGATGCTGCCCGGTTTGGCGCCAGACTTGATATAGATCGTCTCGCCGGCGTCCAGATGCAGGGTGCGCCGATGCAGTTGGGCTTCGGCGCCGACTCCCAGAATATGCGGCCCTGGCGTGACGGGGATCTCCAGGTACGTCCGGGTGGCGAGGCTGCCGACCATGACCCCATCGAGCGTCACGGTGTGCAAGAACATACTGCCCAGAATGGGGGGACGGTAGATCACAATCGTCGCGGTCGCTGCCGCCGGCCGCTGCGTGACAAGGCGGTCAGGCATCTCGGGAGCGAGCGG